AGGGATTAATTAGCTCTTGCAGTAAAGCTAAATCATATATTTTGTGTAAGTTAAGGGTTACAGTCCCATCCTCGCTTTTACTCCTAACAGAATTTAGCCAGTCTCGTATGTAAATCTCACCCTGCCTTTTCCTAGCCTCTGTAGTGTGCATACCATATTGGCGTTTTACAGTTCTAGATCTTAGCTCCTTTTTATCAAGCATTTCAAACTCTTCTTGTAACCTGTGGAGCTTCCTGTGTTGCTTCGCGTACTGTATTACGGCACCCCGGTCATTCTCAAACCCAATCTTAGCGTTGTAATAGTCAGACAGCATAAACAAGTTACGGTTATACTCGTCTTGTGTTTGCGGCCTCTCAACATAGCTGGCCACAATCATATCATCCGGTTGTGATATAATGTTTGTCCTTTTTATGACATAGGCAGCCCCTAAAGATGTAGAATCTGCACTTTGATTTTGCCCATAGGGGTCATGACAGAGCACATACAAATTGTGAGGCACTTGCCCCTCTTGATTTTTGTACGGGCCTTCGTAAACTACAACTGCCCCAGAAAGATTGTCTTCTTTCCTGTGTGGAAACCTAGATATAGGTCTTAAATCCCCGTCCATTTTAAATTCTACGGTGTTACCTTTTGCATAATAAAGTCTGCCGGCAGTTCCTATGCTTTGTAGGTTGTTTACCTTAACTCTGTTGTACTGCTCTTGCAAAGATGCAATATCAAAGAGGTTAGATGACACTTGCAATGTAGCTTCCCTAGGATTATTAGGATGCTCAGCTATGTATTGGTCAAATGCCTTAGGATCATTAGTCCCCTTTTTCTTATTCCTGTTTTCTGCCTCAAAAGCTAACGCAGCCTTCTCGTCAGAATTCCCATCTTCATCAATAAACCCATCCAAGTTTTTGTAGATAGGTACAAAGTAGCCACATTGCGTACCTACAGCCCCGTCATCCCAGATATTGTCAAAATCCATACAATCGTAAGATGCAGGATTGTAAAACAGCTCCTCCATACCTTCAAAGTCAGCACCTTCTGTACCACCGGTACCAAACGCTACCATTGTACCAAGAGTTTTACTACCCTGACGCATTGTAGGCATAGCAACCTCCCACGCTTTTAACAATCCTGGAAAAGCACCGGCCTCTTCAAAGAAAATAAGCTCACCTGCTTTACCCCTTACTTTATCGGGTGCATCTTTCAACGATACGCCCATAATCATAGACTTCATGCCCAATTCTACATCTGAACCGTTAACGTTCTTTTTGTAGCCGGACATTTTGTTCATTTCTCGATCCTTTAGCCTTGGCTGGGTCCAGGCTGTGTTATCATCAACAAAAGATAAGATTTCCCAAGCCTTTGACAGAAGCCCATCCCCAATCAAGTATTCTTTTTGGCCGGCAAATACGTAATTCTTGCTATTGCGTATGTGGAAATAGTTCCTAGCAAGCATTGCAGCAGCCTTATACGAATACCCTTTACGTCTTGCCTTTAGCACAGTCATGTGCATGTTTGTTTTCCGGCAAGTATCTATAGCTGTAAAGTATTCGTGGTCACCGTCGTAAAATGCAGGGAATGTACGCTCGCGTTTTGCTATTACGGTGCCGTCAGGCAGTTCCTCATCAATAGATCGGTCAATTGGGCAATAGTTTAGGTAGAAATAGTGATTACCTGTGATAGCAATTTCTGTATCGGTGCCTTCTCCAACAGTGTAGCCATACAAGCATCTATGTTGCTCCTGATCCCAGAATTCATAGAAGTCTTTTGTCCCTGGAAGAGCGTTAGTGTAATATCCATGCTCTATAAAGTGCAAAGCTGCCGGTCGTAGTCTATTGGTATCCTTAAACATTAATGGCTATACTTATTTGTTTCCACACCCCCTCGATTAGAAGACTGCACTTGCTTTTCTTTCTTCACAAGATCTTCAAGCTTGCTAATACCGTTGATAACATCCCCCATCTTAGATAGATTTGCAACTAAGTCCTTGGCTGCAAAGATTGGGCGGCCATTGTCGTCTGCCAGAGTAAGGTCAATGTCTTTGAAGTAGTTCTCAAGCTTGACAACAGATTCTTTAGCTGCAATAAGCAGTCTCACTGCTGAAGTCTCCTTAAGTTTTTTGTATTTCTCGCATGCAGCTTGTATAACTGAGTCTGGTTCCCACTTTGTTTCCCCAAACACACTAAGCTTTACCTCATCACTTCTTACGTCTTCCCCGTACACAGAGAATGGGGATGCATGGTCGCAGAAAAAGTAAATATATGCAAGCTCTTTAGTAGACCGGTCTTTTGATTTGGTTTTGTCTCTATTTACTATCTTTGCAAACTCCTCAATAGTTAAAACGTACGGAGATGGTATAGCAACGTTATCCTTTATCGTCAGTAAGTCCATTTTTCTTGTTTACATTTTTTAACCTATTAGCATTTACAGAAAACTTACCAAAATACGGAAGTCTAATTGTATCAAAGCTACCATCACTCATAACTTTTGCCACATACTTAAACTGAGCTTCTACAATATCTGATACAGCTTTCAGTGGTAGGTTATGTTTACTCGCTAGTTCCTGTATCAGTGCTTTCTTCGACTTTGCCATATTTACCTATTTGCGGTGCCCATTTTTTCTTGGGACAGGTAGAAGTTTTCCATTTTGCTTTGTGTTCCAATAAACATCCACAAGCTCCGCACCGTGCCTTATCAACTAAATAAAACTCGCAGCTTGCACAGACGTTTAATCTGCGTTTGTATTCTTCTTCTGTAACATTAGGCATGCCCTCAGCTACATACTTAGTAACTTCTTTACTAAAATTCTTAGTCATCTGCCATATACTCGGCAAATCGTTCTCCTGGCTCATATTCTAATTCAATAATTTCTACATCTAGTAAGTTTCCGTAACCGTCTTGCACAATCCCAACATATACATCGTCTACAAGGTACTGTGTTATTACAGGCCTAAGTTTCCCTTTGAATGTTGACTTTAACTCCAGTGGTTTTGACATTTAACAGCTGATTTAAAACGTAGTTCTTGCCTACTTTGCGGATTGCTCCTTTATCCTTAAACTTTTTAACGTAATTGTTTAAGGTATTAAAATCGCTGATATTTAGAGCCCTTGCAGCCTTCTTTTTATTGTCAGATGTGCAAAGATTCTTTTCCCCGGTCTCTATTTGCAGGTCTACTAAGGTAGATAGAACTTTGATTTCCATATCAGTAAGATTGAAAATACCGTTCCAAAGCTGCAAGTACTTATTGGTAGAATTTACTTTAATCGTTATCTTCTGTTCCATTCAAAGTTTCTTTTATCTCTGCCTCTACTTCTTCTGCTAGCGGTAATTGCATGCAATATTTATATAGCAGTTCTTCCATCTCGGATCTGTCTCCTTCTTTCTTGATATAGACCTCCATGTAGTTATAGAGTGCTAGAGTATGGTTAGTAATGCGACTTTCTAGCTGGTAGATTAAGTCGTGTATTGGCTTTTCCACTTTGTACGTGGTGCCGTCTATGGTAAGCTTACGCTTATTTGGTTTCTTGATCTTCATCGTCTTCTACAGTAACTTCAATTATGTATTCTCCTTCTCCTATAAAAACAGTAACTTCCCAGGTTGTGCTCACATTCTTTTCTGCCCAAAGTTCAAGCTTCTCTTCAAACTCAATCATTAGATAAACAAGTTCATCTAAATCCTTTGTAACAAATCTGGTTCTAATCATCGTTAAACTTCACTCTTGCCCGGCCATCCTCTACAATAATCTTTGATGTAGTAGATTGCCGGTTAAATTCTTGCACATGCGGTTCAATGTCCTTCCTAGTAGCCATAAAAGTTAAGAATACTGCTAATTCCTTAGCTGCTCTCCGCGTAGCCGTGCTTATCTCGTCTGCTTTTTCTTTTGTTTCAAGCAAATCGTGATAATCTTTCAACGATATGGTTACTGTGCCGGTAATCACTAGAATTTACCTAGAATTTGGAACTCATTTACAAATAAGTACGATACCTCATTGATATGTACAATCATTGCCTCTGAAGACGGATCTACCATAACAGTATCCCCAACTTGCGTCTGTCTACAGTCTGGACCTACGGCCAATACCTCTAAAACGTTAGTACGTAACTTGTTTGCTACGTCGTCTTCTAAGATAATACCTGATTCTCGCTTTTGTGCTGCTGGATTAGGTAGTATTACCCATCCTCCGTACGGTTGAAAGTCTAATTTAGCGTCTGCCATTGCCTATAAATTTAGTTATAAGCAAAGTTATAATAATATATTTTACACTTACAAGAAAAATATAAGATTTCTAAACGCTTTTCTTTATTCTAGATAAAATACTCTCTTTAGGAGTTTCTTTTAGGGCCTTGTTATTGTCCCTGTAAAGTATAAACGCAAATATGATTAGAGTTGCCATAATAGCAAAAAATGTAGGTACCATCCAATACTGCCAATTTGTTGCAGCTAAGCTATCCTGACTGTCAGTGTTTCTTTTCCAGCTATCCGCATGGTCTTTGTGTACATAGATATTTTCAAACCCAGTCTTATTGTCGTAGTGCATATCTACTATCACACTATCCTTGTATCCACTTGCCCAAGTTCTAACGCTATCTCCCCAACTACTTACCTTCTCCTGTGGCATACTTCACTCCCATTATTGTTCCTATGATGCTGAAGCTATTGGTAAGGAGAATACCAAATAGGTTGCTCCACGCATTACCAAGTAATGTGGTGTCTTTTCCCATCATTATTGCCATAGTATATAGTATAGTGGTGGTTATTCCCACCATAACTATAACTATCAATGCCACCCTTACAATGAGTCCTATGAGCTCAAACTGGGTGCGCTTTTGTAAGGTATCTAGATCCTCTACAGCTTTATCTCTTAGTTTCTCCGCTTCATCCTTTTCATTCTGAAGCTCTATAACAAGAGCCTTATTTACTGTGGCCGCTTCTTCAAGCTCTTTGTTCTGAGCCTGTACTTGCTTAGTAACATCAAGCCTTTTTCTCCGGGCATTCTTATCCCTAGCTTTGCACTCTTCAACATACTCCTTGACATCGGCAGGTAAAGTTTTTGAAAGTATCTTTACGAAGTTCCCCTCCAAGTAAACCTTCTTAGCTTTTGCTTTACGCAATGCTTCCTCTACCGTGTCTTTAGAAGTTATCATTTGTACACTTTGAACGGATTTTCTTTGTTCTTATAACCTTCGTAGTCCTTAACAAAGTCCTCAAGGCGGGGCTCTATCTCATCACTCTTGATGATCCAAAACTGGGCACCTACTCCCTTCGCTTTATCAATTTCTTGGTTATCATCAGAGCTAGAAATAATACCAATAACCACTCCGTTTCCATAATCTGTATTTATTTTTCTGATAAGCTCAATGCCGTCAAAGCTTGAACCAATGATGTTGAGGTCCACGAATACACACTCTGGTCTTTCGTCGATAGGGCCCTCAACAAACCATTTCTTAAATAATTTATCTGCTTCATCTGAACTGTCTAGGGCTTGTAAGCTTAATGTCATATCAAGGAGGCTGCACGCATCCTCAAAAACTAAGTGGAAAAGATCCTCATCATCAACTAGTAGTATACTATCTATCATTTCAATTTTATTATCATCATTGTACCATTCTCTAGTCTCTCAGCCCTCATTGTAAACCCATGCTCCTTAATAATAGCTACACAGATATTTAATCCTAATCCGGTGCCTTTATGTTTAGTGTTGCCGCGGGTATACGGCTGAGAAAGTCTTAAAAAATCCTCTTGACTTATACCAGTCCCATTGTCCTGGATAGCAATAGTATTTTCAACTCTAAAGATCGTTACTTTTTTCGTACCGCTATTATTATACTTTAATCCATTTCGAATCAAGTTATCCACAGCAGTACAGAAGAGTGCAGGGTTAATTTCTAACTCTCCCAAGTCCTTGATTACAACCTGCTTACTGTAAGATGTTGAAGATAGATAGTTTTTAAGAATATCCTTTACATTTACAAGCTGCATATCAAGTTGTGCATCTTCCTTTACTAGGTTAGTGAATTCTTTTACGCCAGTGTATACTTTTTGTGTGTGGTTTAGTCCCTCCTGTATCATTCTCAAGGGGGCTGTAATTTTTAGATCTTCTATTTGCTTTTCTGTCAGTCTACGCTTTAGGCTTCTTAGTCCTCTTGGTATATACGTATTAATACCAGAATGCATATCGTGCCTTAGGATCTTAGCAGCGTGCTCCAAGTATCCATTCTTCTTATGCATCTCTTCCTCAATCTCTTTTGACTCAGTAATATCAGATGCAATCTTCAGAATCCTGTACACCTCTCCATAGGGATTCATAATAGGATTGTAGTTACCATAAATCCAAATATCATTACCATCCTTATCCACTCGTAGGAACTCACCGCTCTTTACCTTGCCTTTACTCAAGTCATACCAAAAAGAACTGTAGGCTGCCTTATCAATATGCTTAGGCATAAATATCCTGTGGGACATACCAATAATCTCCTCCTCTTGGTACCCGGTCAATTTACAAAACACCTCATTACAAGAAATAATAACCCCGGCCTTGTCAAACTCAACAAGTGCATTGGACTTATCAATAGCCGCTAGGGTATCATCAATACTCTGAAGCTTATACCTAACTCTCCTGACAAACTCTACAACAGTGTAGAAAAAAAATGGCATAAAAAGTACTACAGCCGCCCATCCTATGACCACGCTCTGCCTTGTTAATTCTGCATAGCCGATCATAAGAGCCGTCTGGTAACTAAAAAACGCTAGCATAATTGCAACTGCAATACCTAGCGTTATACGCGATACAATAGATAATTTCATCTCTACCCGTTTAGATACACCTTCCCCTTAGGGAATTTGTATTTCGATTGGAATTTTACCTCTTAGCAGTGCTACCATTTCTGGTTACCTAGGGACACTAAAACTAGTGTTAATTCACCGCACCTACCTGTGTGCAATGTGCCCCAACTACAGGCTATATCCTCTCTTTTCGAAGCTATTGGAGAAAACTCTGTCCCTTATTTAGGGACTACAATCCAACGTCTGACCCCATAACTACCTTGTGGCCCTCTGGGGTGATACACATTTCTGTGTGCTTCTGGTGGTAAAGATATAAAAATTTACAAACTCCTAGCTGCCGCAGTTTTCACAATCTGGATTATCAATGGAGCATTGAGCGTTATCGTTCTTCTCGTCACTTGTAAGTTCGTCAACAAAGTCTTGGAAGTCATCTGGTAAGTCAAAATCGTTAGTCATAAGTCTACAAAGATACCCTTCTATTTACCCTTGGGAAATATTTTTGGTAGGAAAAATTTTTTTATTTGGGGATTTGTGAACGTGTAGTCCTACACACACAACGACCCCCACTAAGTGCAGGCGACCAAACGGTCCCCGGCATTGCCATAAATGCCGTTGTTCAACTACCAAATACTTTGTCCGTGGAAGCAACTCGCATTTACAACAAGTACACACTACATCAGTCTGGCGACGATTTAGTGTTAGTATCACCTGACGGGGTCACGATGATACTACTTGCTGAACTCGATGAAATCATCGAGCTTGGCGAGGAATGGAAATCCCATATCCGTATTAAAAATAACGGAAATGGCAATTTCGCATACCTCAACACCGAACACGCACTCGTGCGTATCGATGTTAAAGAACTTCTTGCTCCTAAGCCTGCCAAGGCTAAGGCTAAGGCCAAGAAGTCCTAAGGATACGGGCGCTGACGCGCCCTATCCTATTTCCCCGGCGGGGTGGGTGGACATTGATTACGGTGAGAGACTGTGTGGGTAACACTATCTCTCGCCGTGGAATTGTCCCTTTTCCCAAGCCAATGATTTTTCTTTAATCTGATAGTATAACACAACTACTATCACTAACTCAAGAGTGCAAGAGGATAACACCGCACGCCAAGACCAATGGAAGGTATTATAGATAACCTTAAAAATGAGTTGAAAGAATGCAGAAGCATTATTGAAACTCAAGCTAGCACTATCGAGAGCTTGCAAAGTTTAAGTAGAACTTTAACGAGCTCTATGAATGATTTGACGAAACAAATGTCGTTCTCTAAAATGTCTATGAGTTATCAGACAAGAAGAACAATGAGAGACCGTCATAGTGACCTTATAAGTAGTGCTGTTGAAGCTAATACGCATAATGTCAAGTACGTTAAAACATTGCAAAGTGAGTTAGCATCTGATAAAACAGATTTAGCATCATGATAATGTTTGTATTCAAATGCGCAGCCAGGTATGTATGCCTGGTTGCTTTGTTCTTAGCTAGCTTTCTAGCTATTCATGCAATGGCATCTCTTGTTGTTGCATTACTATCATACGTAGACTTTGTAGACATACTTCGAAGTGGATTTGTGGTGTTCTCAGGTTTTGTGACCATTGGCTTAGCTATAGCTGTGTGGTCATCGTATGACGACCATGTAGAACACAAGAAGTATAATCTTGAAACCACAGGTGTTATGATACGTAGGTAATCTGAATCGGCTTTTGTGCTACACTCCGATTAATAAATTGTAAGCACTATCCAGTAAGTTGCTGGCGTGGGTTGGTCCAGTATAGTTACAAGACCAATAGGCTGACATACCTGAATGTATGTCCAAGGATTTGAGCACTGCAGTTGCTCTCTTCCTTGATAAGTACACATTGTTATTGCCCTCAGCATTGAAATATGCATGGCGTGTACGTTAAGCCATTTTTATGGTTACTGAAATAACAGGTCAGCCTTCGTGACCACAGGATAAAACCGGAATGGGATAAAGTCTACAGCCTAAATGTAAGCTGTAGGCCGTGTGAAATACGCACGCCACTGAAAGGTAACTTTGCATTTATATCTTGGAATGGCTCTACAGAGTAAAAGAGATATAAACACCAGATGGAAATGGTGTTGAGTGAGAAATCACAATAAGAGCAGAGTTAGATAACAGTAGTACTGGTTGCCAACCAGGGATCTGTTATTAGTAATTGATACAGAATGCTAACAGAAATGTTGTGTTTGAGTTCAATTGCAGTAAGTAGACTTGGCAGTCAAAAGCAGAACGGAGTTGACAACTAAACTACCCAAAAGGTAGCATGTTGTACAATCTCTTCGCACTTCGTTCATCCTTCCAGCATTTTATGAACTATAAAAAGCAAAAGAGAAGATAACTATGGGAACACAATGTTCTTATTGTGCTGTAATATGCACATGCTTAAAGCTCGCAAGGCTTAAAGTAAATCGAATGATTACATTCATACCAATAGACGGCAGTCTGTTAACCTGGGCACAGGGGTTGGATGGAAAAGGAGGTTATAACTCTCATAGTAGTGGTGGCAAGCACCTTAACTTGTGAACATCCTGTGTACTTGTAGAAATACAAGTGTGTATTTGTGTAGGAAACTACATAGAATCACAGGGATAAAGGTCATAATACTCAGCCTTATTTATTAATCTGTTTGTAGGTGTCATCAAACCTTCCACAACGCTGAAGCAGTGCAGGCAATGTGTAACTTAAACAAGACGTTGCAGAATACATAACGTGCCGCGGGGGCAGTGTTCTTGAAGAAGAATGCAAGACTTTACTTGAGTTGATAGTTGTGTATTATTTTATTTTATGTTAATGCGAGCATTGCTTGGTCACAACCCCAAGATGAGAAACGCAGAGTGGCATACCAATAATAATTAACCAATGTTAGCCACGTTAAATCGTGCAACAGTTTTATGACAATTTTATCAGCAGTTCCTAAAATACCTGCTACTAATGGGTTTATAATATTCTTTGAACCTAAGTATGGTGGTGGAGGCAGTGTCGTAGAAGCAGAAGTCATTATGGATAAATATCTGTTTGAGTCAGAATTTGATGTATCTATTTTTGATACTTATGTAGAAGCACATAAACATGCTCATGTTCAAGTATATGGTCGAATGATATATGAGCTTGAATTTGAAACATTTAAACTACCTGAGTAAATGGAAATAGTATCAGCATATTTAGTACAGAAAGGTTCTGATAGATTTAATACTTATATAGTATTCTTTGCGCCTGCGTACGGAGGAGCTAACATAGCTTCGGCAGAACTTGAAATGCATGAATGGCTTTTTGAAGATTACAAAGTGCCTATTTTTGGTACTTATAATGAAGCGCGTAAACACGCTCACGTTCAAGCGTTTGGATTAGAGGATTATTATTACTGTTTTCCTAACGAAAAAAACACTGCCTGAGCACGCAGTTCAAATACTGCTCGTTTTATTGGTTTGGCGAGGGAGGCTGTGGTGGCTTCCCTCAACCAATATGTTTAATTAAAACCAATTACTAATGAAATACTATTGGACAACTAAAGATGGTACAAAGGTGGATGTTGATGAGATGTCTACTAACCACCTAAGAAATACATTGAAGATGATTCTTCGCAACTTAGATACTGCTAAGTCTAAACCTAAGCCTAAACCAATGGGTAACATTGAATCTTGTTTCCAAGAAGAGGAATACAAGGAATGGGAAGAAGAGCATTACTATCTTGCTATGGAAGATGCATTTATAAACATTTAGAAAGGACGTGATATTCGTCGTATACCTGAGCATGTAGACAAACTGCTCTTTTATCGAACATTAATAAACATCAATAGCTTATGAAATCAGAAACATTAGAACGAATTACTACTACTGCTCAGTATGACAGAGTAATGGAAACAGACAAATGGTCTGGATCTATTCCAGCAATTACATTTCCTAGTGATTGGCAAATACATATGGTGCCACCATTTGCAGGTGCTGTTGTTAGATTTGCAGTAGTAAAGGGAAATCAATATGTCAGTGTATACTTAGATGGGTACGACACACTTGGACTTTTTGGAGAGCCTTATTGGGAAATATTTACTCCTAATAACGACGAATTTCCTCAAAGATGTCCAATGAACGACACTGAATCTCTACTACGTAAAATTAGTTACGCGTTAGAAGAAGAATAGTATGCCGGTTCCATTTTACATCAAGAATTTCAATGGTCTTGAACAACGAGTTACAATAGTAATTCGTGATGTCCTTGGTCACAAACACGAACTAACCGTTGACGCAGAAGGATTAGCTGCTTGGCAACTTGGTAAACATATCCAAGAAGCCTTGCCTAATTTAACAGCAGCTCAACGTGAACTACTGATAACAGGTATCCCCGAATCAATGTGGGATGACATGTTCTCAGAAGAATAACAGCAAACACCCAATCGTAGCTATGTAAAGAACGGTTGGGTGCTTTATCAATTTTTATTAATTCCATTAAAACATTAAACAACATGGAAAACAAATTGGACAGTGGCAAACTAGAGTCACTAAAGCATGGTCAAACATTATTGACCCAATTCCGTAAGGTTTCTAACGGATTCATCGAAGTAGAACTTGCAGAAGTCAAGGACGCAAGAGGTCCATCGGCTGCATTTATCTTTAACAAATCTGACAGCAGATTTAGTCGTAACAGTGCACGTCGTGCATGGCAGAATGGTCAGCCATCTGATCTTGAAGAGGCACTTGGTGTTGATTTGACTGACAAAGCTGATTGGACTATAAATGATAGCGGAGACGAAGTTCTCATTGCTAACATTCTAAATCCAAGATTGGCGTTTGAAGGCAAGCAATATCCAATGCGCGTCCAGGTAGTAGAAACTATCGAGCCAACTGATTGGCAAGCAGCAAACATTGAGAAAGCTGCTAAGCGTAAAGGTAAAGACGGAGAGTTTGTGATGCATAAAGGCAACTTTATCTTCTCTAACTCGACTATTACGTTTACCAAGCCTGTAGATGTATATCTCGAAGCTGATACGGTAGCAATACCTGTAAAAGCAGGAGATCCTAGCTCTATGCTTGTTAACGTAGAGAGTGGTGAAATCTACGACTAATAATCGTATGTAAATAATTTAGGTATGGCACTTGTGTGTCGTACCTATTTTATTTATATTTGTTCACAAATGTAATTCAATTATTAACATTTTATCTAATTATCTGATTATGAGTAATCTCGTTATCAACACAGGCAAGACGTCTGTAACAATTAACACTTGTCACAATGTGACAGTAACTGAATCTTCTATTATTGTTGACTTAGTAACAACCTCAACCACAACCACAAAGACTGCGACTCCTCGCAAGAAGATGGGTCGTCCTGTAGGTTCCAAGACTAAGAAAACTGCAAAGAAGACAGTAAAGAAATAGTCTTCACGGGACTATGTATTTGGTGATAGATAGGTTAGGGTGCTTCGGCACCCTTTCCTTTCTTGAAAAAAAAGGAACACATGATAACATTCGTTAGTAACACAACGTCCATCAGTGATTCATTTCGACAAGGTACAATACAAGACGTTGTTGATTATTGCAAGACCAAGACAGTTCTTGGTGTGGACACAGAGACTGAAGGCTTTGACTTCACCTGTAAGAAAATGATTATGTTCCAAATTGGTGATGAAAATCAACAGTTTGTAATAGACACGAGAGGTATTAGCATTGAACCTCTACGTGATGTGCTTGAGTCAAAAGACATCATCAAGATATTTCACAATGCTAAATTCGACTACAAGTTTATCAAGATGTGGGCACACATAGAATGTGCTAATGTCTACGACACTTTCTTAGTAGAGAAAGTAATTACTTGTGGCCAAGAACTACGCTATGGTCTAGCACATTTGTGTGATAGATATTTGGGCGTAGAATTAAATAAGGAAGTAAGAAATCAATTCATAGGGTTGACAGGCCAAGCATTTCGTGACGATCAAATCGTATACGGTGCTAAAGATGTCGAGTATTTGTGTAAGATTAGACAAAAGCAATTGCCTAATATCGAGCACTTCAAGCTGCAAAATGTAGTTGAACTTGAGAACGAGGCTGTGCTTGCATTTGCAGACATTGAATTCAATGGTCTACAGATAGACAGAGGCTCCTGGGAAACCATAGCCAAGCACAGTGAACAGGAAGCTATCACAATGCGTGATAAGCTAGACGATATGCTACAACGTGACCCTTTGTTCGAAGAGTTCATACCTGATACTGTACAGGGAGACCTGTTCATGCCTGTAGAAGAGATTCGCAAGGTTGACATCAAGTGGACATCACCAACACAAGTGTTGAAGGTGTTCCAAAAGTATGTACCTGACCTTGAGAATGTCAATGGCAAGCAAATGTTCAAGTACAGACGTCAGTATCCTATGATTGATTTGTATGTCAAGTACAAAGAAAAGATGAAACTCGCTACCTCATACGGTAGTGACTTCTTCAAATTTGTATCGTGTGACAACAAAATACATACT